CCCGCCCATTTTTAGGTGCCAAGTTCTTCGATGATCAGCGTACCACTCATTGTTAGCTCATCGGCCGGCGCTATTTGTAATTCTACGATAAACAAACCGGACGGCGAAATAATGGGCCGCTGTTCAGGCGTCCAGATAACAGATAGCCCGTTCATCACATTAAACGACTCGGACCTGATAAGCGTACCCTCGACGCTTTGTGTCGTGTTGTTTGCCTCAACCGTTCCGCCATAAGCAGAATCGCCCACACTCATCGGGCTTGGTGTCACGGTTGTGCCGCCCGTACCGGTAGCCGTGCCTCGATGCATCAAGACATTAAGCTGCTCGCTCTCGGTGTCACCGGCATCGGATGACTGAGAGATCGAGAGCTCATGAATTACTGTAACAGCCGTTGAGGCCGAGATAAGCTCGAATAAGTCCTGAATAGCCGTAACAGCGACCTGGTCAAACACGCACGCGTACATTCTACCCATTGTCTTGTCCCCCTACATTGTTAAAAGCGGGCGCATCCTGCGACGCTTGGTTGAAAATGGAATTCGTGCCGGTGGCGCTGCTGGCGCATCGTCACAAGTAAAATAGGCTTGCGTGACTCGGATAGTCTCACCGCCGCCAAGTGATCCGACTTCAACCCAGAGCCTTAAATTTGAATAATCACTTATGTTTCCAGCTTCAACAGTACTGAGATCAAGTGGACCTTCATCTACATAACTTCCTCTATTTGCTGTTACATTTGACCAATTTGCAATTTCGGTAGCACCTTCATAAAGGAAGATATCTAGCTTTTCGCCACCTCCGCCACCACCCAAAGACTCTATAACAATGTGAACAGCATGATTGAGATTATTTTCTGGATCAGTAACAGTAGTTAAACCAGTCTCATATATAGTATCAGTTGAATCAGCTTCTATATATGATCCGTCGCCATCAGCGGACACTTCGTCAATTTCTGCGAATAAGTTAGTACTGCCGCCCGCTTTATTGACCCAGCCCCCGAGAGCATTATCACTTGCAGGCCTTGCAAACTGCGCCATAATCCCCTCGCTTAAGTCAGCACAACTTCACTTATCTGCGACCGCTTATTTAAGATATCCTCGGCAATATCATTGTGACAGCCGATAGCGGTGGCCATCTGCACGTTCGTTTTATTGTCGTTTTCTCGGATGTACTCTTCGACTGCTGATTCAGATGAAATGGTCACAGTTGCGCCGGCTGACTCAGTTGTCAGCGTACCGGTTGGAACGGTCAGCGTGCCGGCTATTACAGCCGTCACAGGCAAATCGAATTGATCATTGCTGGTCGAATTGTCTATTGTGACTTCTGTATCCGCTGTAAATCCAGCAGAAACAAAGCTGCTATCCGAATCGGTAATAGTATCATCACCGCCCCCTCCATCAACAAAAGCAAGAGTATCCGCTGTAATGCTTGCCAGGGGGAGGATTTGAAGCTCCGCCATTGTTTTTTCGTAAAACTCATTCGTCCAGTATTGCGGGGTAGCTTCAGATTTGCTTTGCCTGACAATGCCGGTCGTTTTCATCAACCCGATAACGGTTGTCACAAGGGGCGTGGGCATGCCTGTATCAGAATTAATCTGTGCAATCGTCCGTCCTAGCGTCGCACTCTGCTCGGCTATTAAATTCTGCCGGATAACCTCAGCATTGCGATTGAATTTGCGGATCGAAGGATCCGACTTTTCGTATGTAGTGGACACTCTGTATCTCCCTTACGGATTGGCCTCGGTAATGGTAAGCGAAGTCACCGCTACGTTTAAACCGACACTGATCGTGGTGGTGTTCAGGTTCAAATCTGATCCACCTGTACCGACGTCACCGTCATAGACCGCATTGCCGTCACTATCTGTAATACGAAACCAGGTCGCCGTGTCCGCAGCGTTTGCACTCGGATCGTCTGTGATGGTGTCCGCAGTAACCACGCCAGCTGCTGCCGCAAGGAATGCCGGATCGCTCATGGTGAGCTCAGCAAGCAAAGTGGTAGCCGCGCCGCCCGTGGCGGGCCGCGTGCCCTGATAGATCCGGAGAAATCCCGCGCCAGCCCCCGCATCGACAAGGGGGGTGATTTCATCCAGCATGTTGTTACGAAGTCCTACTATGTATCCTAATGCCATGATCGTTTACCCCTCTTTACGCAGATATTTGTCTTTGACCGGGTCGAGTGCCGCTTTGGTCGCAGTTCTGGCGTCGTCACGCGACTTGGCCTTACCTTTGAACTCTTCCAGCACATCACCGTGTAACCCTAAGATCCGAGCTACCCAGCTAAAATCCTCGGCGATATGGCTCTCCGGGTACCCTGTGTGCGTTTTTAGATTCATGCTCATTGATGTTCTCCCATTGCCATTTTAAGCAGTTTTTCGAGATCCGCCCCTCCGCCTGATAGCTCGGTCAGTGCCCACACTATCCAGTCGACGCGGTTTGGTGACTTGCCGTTACTTTTACCGGTTAACGGATCAAAATCCAGCATCTCTTCCTCAGCGTCACTGAGGCCGGTCTTATGCTGAACATACCCCAATTCGTAGAGTGCTGCAATGGGTTCGGCGCGTATCGTCTTGCCTTTGGTGGCGTGAACACGGATAACCCTGCCCGTGAAGCCTGCATTACGCAGCGTGTCCTCGCACATATCACCGCCCTGGTTCGTCTCAATAACGATGGCGTCGGCGCCACTTTCCTTGTATGCCAGGATAGCCCGTTCAGCCCAGTGTTTCGGTGATCCCTTACAGGTGTAATCTGCGTCAACGCTGTACTGGTTCGCCTGGTCGTATACCGTCGCCACACCGATACCATGCTCGTCGCTGTTCGGATTGTTCGTCGTAGCAGGGTCGACAGACACCACCGTGCGCCGCGGGTTAACGAAATCAAGCTCCCGGGCCTTAGAGATAGTCTTCTCAGTCCAGAGCGCCGACTCTTCGTCACGTTTAATGGGCCGTTGCATATACTGCGCCCAGAATCGGCGCCGGTGAGCCTTAAGCGCCACCTCGTGCTGTTCGTTATGCTTGAATGGCCACAGCCAGCCATCGGGGAGGCCGTGATCAATGGGTATGCCGTGGGTATACTCCTCGGGGTATGGCTTGCCGCTGTCAATGATAACGGGCAGGTCCAGGTGCCACCACTTCTCGCCACTGCCACCGGTCAGCAGATAGCCTGCCAGGTCATGCCAGTGTATGCGCTGCATGATCAAAATGATCGGCACGGTCTCTAACTGTACACGAGAGGCGATCGTCTCGTTGTAGTTATTATTAACCCCCTCGCGCTTAGGTTCGCTATAGGCATCGTCGGGTTTGACCGGATCATCAATGATCAGGGCGCCTGTAAATTTGTCAGGGTTCATATGCCCGGCCCTAAAGCCGGTTACCTGTCCGCCTGCAGCGGTTGCCGTAACGCCTCCCCCCTGGACCGTGTGCCACATCTCCTTCGAGTCCACGTCAGTTTTAGTCTTGACTGCCCACATGGCCTGAAAATCTTTAGACTTCACTATGGAGCGGGCCGTCGTGGAGTTCAGTAGTGCCAACTTGTCCGAATAGCTAAGATGCAGAAATCGATTTTGCGGATCCATGGCTATGCCTTTAGCTATATAGGCGATCGAGGCCATCTCGGTTTTAGTGTAGCCAGGCGGTACGGTGATTATCAGGCGGGGAATAAACTGCGGATCGCCCGGTGGCAACATTGTACGATCGAGGGCCGCATGCATAGCGTGGTGATGACCGCTAATCTGCATCTTCGAATAGAAGCGCTGCTTAAAGAAAAAACGGGTAAAATATAGCCCGTCCTCCTCACATTCGATCTTCCGGGCGAAGGTCTGAGCGGGGTTAGCGGCCACGGTCACAGCCGCATGGTTGATACCCGTTTCCCTTCGTTCCATCATATCCATTAAGGCAGCTACTGCACTTAAACTTTTTAACTTCCAGCACGGGCCGGCGTGGGAGCCGTACCACCTTAAATTCATACTGTATGTTAAACCTGGTCACATCTCCCCCTACACGTCGTCGTCTTTGAGCATATCGCGCCGGGCCTGCTTGAACTCTTCGGCGTTTAACTGCGCAAAGGCCACGGCGCCAGTGTGCTCGACATTCTCTTTGAAGGCCTGGACGTCGATATGGTCCCCGACAAGTTTCAATGCTGCCTGTTTACGCTCAGCTTTGATTTTAATACGGCTGACAGGTATAAGATCCATCTCCCCCTCGACACCATGAACAACGATGGGATCAGCGTCTTCCATAGTCAGCTCGCTAATGCAGTACCAGTCGTCATCAGTCGCCTGGCTAAAGTCGTAATACATTTTGTTCTTAACCCGGCGTAAAAACTTACGAATATTGAAGTTCGCCAGTAACGCCGAACGCTTCAGCACCCAGGCCGCGTCGATCTTTACCGTCTCGGCAGCGGTGGCCATCATTGATGAAACAGCGGCGGCCATGAGTGGGTGTTCGAAAAGCTCCCAGGCTCTGGTCCGGATCGTGTCCTCCTTCATGTTCTCGCTGTCATACGCGTAGCGGTACGCCTCCGACTTGTTACGGTGCTTTGCGAAGTGCGTAAAGGCCTTCTGCATCTTGGCCGTAAATTGCGCCATTTGTTCTGTCCCTACCCCGCTAACTTACAATAGCGACAATTCTATGCCCCAGCGCCTGAAAGTGCAATATACGAAAAGTGTAACGGTGTAACCCTAAAACGGCTATAAGTTCTATATATTTTTTAAATACTTTTTTATTTAACATAGTTAACTTAATTACGTAACAATTAAACATTAACACTTTATAGGTATTTAGTAGTTACAAGGGTTACAAGGTAAGCCCCGTAAGGTTTTAGGCCGTTTTCTTGTGGGTTACATGTAACGGTACAAAATTTTACCCGTTACAAAACCTTACAAACTGCGCGGGAGTGTAACTCTAAAGTGTAACCCTAGAAAAAGCTTGTAAAGTGTGCCGTAGTGTACTAATGTTTAGCCCATCGTAACAAAACCGGACCCTAAAATGAGCGACGATCCCCTCCTTACGCCCGCAGAGGTAGCCGATGAGCTGCGAATAGATACACGAACGGTCTATAAGCTTCTGCGCAGCCAGACACTCCCCCATCTTGATCTCGGTCACCGTACCAAGCGAATATCACGATCCGCCCTGGACGCCTATAAAAAGGAAACGGAGACGGGCGAATGCAGCTAGCCTGGCAACTGAAGGCCGCAGGCCTTGGCGTGTTCCCGTGCGCGGTCGTCTACGATTACGCAAAGCAGAAATGGAATAAACACCCCTTGACTGTTAACCGTGAGTCATGGGCACAAACCGCCGCTCGACCAATAGACGATCCCGCCGTACAGTGGGGTGGCACGACAGTGCTTGGCTTGCCTGTACCGGACGGGGTGGTGGTTATCGACATGGATACGTATAAGCCCGGGTGTAGCACTGAGGCAGCCGATCAGATATTCGGTGCACAGCTGCCCTGGGCCGAGGCATTAATACAAGCAACCATTAGCGGCGGCAGTCACTACGCGTTCAAGCTGCCTGAGTGGGCTGTCCGTCAGGACTCAAACATCGGAGGCCCTGGGAGCGGTATCGATACCCGGGTCGGGGGTCGGGGGTTCATATGCTC